CCACCAGCACCACCAGCACCACCAGAACCACCAGAACCATCTGGGTCAGTGCCTACATTAATCTTATCACTTTCATCTGTGGCAGCACTAGGTGGTGGTATTACTTCTTCTAACTTCACATCTGTAGATCCATCACCATTACCATTACCATTTTTATCAGGTTGAGCTAGCTCATCTACAACTTTTACAGTTGTTATAGTTTGGTCAAAGTTAACTCTTTCTTTATTGCCATCTGGATTAGATGTAAATGGTACTCTGTTGTCAAAGAAACCCTGCCTCTCCTCTGTGCTTAAGGTTCCATCTTTGTTTAGAACTGCTGCTCTGTCATTATTAAATTTTCTAGCACCGTTTGAAAAGAACTGTTCGTCAAATTCTGGTTGACTTAAAATACTTTGTCCCTTTTTATCTCTTTCTGTATTAATTGCTCTCATATATCTGTCTCTATTGGTTAGAGTCCAATCGCTCTTACCATTTGCTGGCACAGATTCTGCAATCAGCACGCCACCAAGGCCACCTAGTGGTGCAAAACCTTTTTGGTATACTTTGATAGCACCAGTGGTGGTATCAGTATAGGTGTCTACTGCTACTCCATTCCATTCACTACTTTGGAAAATTTCTGCCATTGTGTTTACTGGAGCTCCGTTTAGATATTTAGTTTGAATTTTTGATATGGAATCTGTCTCATAGTCTTAATTTCTGAGGGATATATGATGTAGGGATACCCTACAATCTCCTCCCAAGAATAGTTTCTCCAAGTTCCCCAGTGATAGTTCAATCCTCTGAACCCCCACTTCTCAACTGCCATACAAGCAATCAGAGGGTGTTCATCATACTCAATCCTAGGTGTCTTTGGTTGGTACACATAGGTGTAGAACTTTCCAGGAAGAGGGACAGTATCAACAGACATCTCTCTGTCCCCACTTTCAAGTATTCCAACTATCTCTACCATCATATCATCCACATCTGTTTTGAGAATGATGTCATTGACTACTGACTCTGAGAATCTATCAATAGTGCTATTCTGATATAGTTCTAGTTCTTCATCCACGACTTGCTGGCAGTGCTTTTCTGTTTGCTTGTGGATTTATTTGTGGTCTGGCAGGAGCAGCAGAGATTGCTTTCTTTTCAGGTGCTGCTTTGATAGCAGGTTTCTTTTTGGCACCTGCCATTGCAGTTGATACAGGTCTAGCAGCAACTTGTTTATGTTGAGGTGGTTGCTTAGAAGCAGCAGTTTTCTTTGCCACCATTGAATCCTGAGCAGGTTTCTTCTGTGGTTGTGATGCCTTGGTAATAGCACCACCCTTCTCAGGTTTAGGTGATGCAGTCTTGTTTGCCTGTCTATACTTCTGTGGTTTTCTATCCTTCTGCTTACCAGGACCATCAGGTTTGGTTGCTAATGGTTTCTTCTTAATATCTTGTTGTTCCTTCTCTCTCTTCTCTTTTGCATTCTTTCTCTTACCAATCCAATCAATTGACTTGTTCTCTCCACTGCCATCAATTGTGTTAGCGCTTGATGAACCTTCAAAGGAACCTGATGCAGATATTGCAGCCTTGGTTGCACCTGCTGCATCCTCTTGGAATTGGTAGAAAGACTTCATTATTTTTTTAGTTATTTATTACGCAAATGACCCTGGATTAGGGTTTAATATTGTGGTTGGAGGTTGACCAGGACCTGGGACAGTATCATTCTGACCAAGAGTGGGGTCACCTAAGATTGGTCCACTAGTTACTACACTTACATTTCTCTTCACATATCTTGAGTATCCAAATGATACATCCAAGTTTAAAAATTCTCCAGCAGGACCATAACTCAATTCAATTTGTTGCATTTGTTTGGGGTATGCCTTGATTAGTTTTACTTCAATCTCTGGTTTTTGAATTCTATTTCCCTTATAGGATGTTCCAGTATCTTTCTCAAATTTAGTGATAAAGATGTTGTCAGAAATGTAATCATTATAATAGTTGGGACGATATACAGCACCAGGAGCATAGTAAGATACAGTATTATCTCCTTCACTATTTGCCATACCACTCATATAATCCATCCAAGCTTCAAAGAAATTGATAACCTTATACTCAGTATCTACAATGAATGACATTGTAATTTCTGTATCATAACCTCTTCTATAAGGAATCTCCTCTACTTGTCCTTGAATGTCAGCACTAACTGAGTGCGTCAAAAATGCTGAACCAGGAAGAGTTGTTCTATGACATCTTAGTTCAATATCACGACCATCAACACCATATGGAATGCCTCTTTGTTCTAGTAAAGATGTGACATTACCTGGTGGTTGTATTTTTACTAGGTAGTTATTGGGAGTAGCAATGTTTAGAATCCTACTCTTAATAGCACTTGTTTTAATTGGACCTGGTGCAGGTCCACCAGCAGGGAAAGGCATCTAAATACGTTACTACCATCATTACTATGTATAACTGATGCCAAAGGGAAACAAGTGGCACCAAGGTAGGTTTCACCCACAATTCCCAGAGAAGTATATGGGAGATACTTCTAACATTGTGTATAGAAGTAGTTGGGAACTTCACTTTCTAAGATGGTGTGACAGAAATGATGCTGTGTTGAAGTATGCAGCAGAAGAGTTCAGCATTCCATATGTAAGTCCTGTTGACAACAGAACCCACAGGTATTATCCTGATGGTATTGTGCAAATCAGGCACAAGAATGGTGAGATCAAGAGATATATTATTGAGATCAAACCTGCTAGACAGTGCTCTGAACCAAAGAAACCTGCTAGGATGACCAAGACATTCATTACTGAAGCAAAAACATATGCTGTGAATCAGGCAAAGTGGAGAGCTGCTGATGCCTTTGCCAAAGATAATGGTATTGAGTTCAAGGTCTTGACTGAAAATGATTTAGGAATTGCACCCCCAAAAAAGTCTAAAAAACGCAAATAAATATAACGACTGAAATAATATTATGCCTTTACCAAAAATTGCCACACCAACATATGACTTGGAGTTGCCATCAACAAAACAAAAGATTAAGTTTAGACCTTTCTTAGTTAAGGAAGAGAAGTTACTTGTTCTTGCATTGGAGAGTGAAGATACTAAGCAAATTACTAATGCTATCAAGACAGTAATCAAGTCTTGTATCCCTACAAGAGGAGTGAAGGTTGAAGATCTTCCTACCTTTGATATTGAATTTTTGTTCCTGAATATTAGAGGCAAGTCTGTTGGTGAAGAGGTGGAGATTAGTATTATTGCTCCAGATGATGGTACAACACCCATCCCTGTCAGCATTAATCTTGATGATATTAAAGTTGTTGAGGATGAAAACCACACTAAACAAATTAGACTTGATGATTCATTGATGATGGAGATGAAGTATCCATCTCTTGATCAGTTCATTAAGAATAACTTTGATCAGGTTGATACAAGCAATGTTGACAAGTCATTTGAGTTGATTGCATCTTGTATTGATAAAATCTATAATGAAGATGAAGTTTGGTCTACTGCTGACTGTACAAAGAAAGAAGTGGTTGAGTTCCTTAATCAAATGAGTTCTACTCAATTTAAGGATGTTGAAAAGTTCTTTGAGACTATGCCTAAACTTTCACATACTTTGGAAGTGGTGAATCCAGTCACTGATGTGGCTAGCATTGTTGTACTAGAAGGGTTATCAAGTTTTTTCGGATAGGTCTTTCCCATATGGACCTTGAAAGTTATTACAGGTTAAATTTTGCCTTGATGCAGTACCATAAATATTCATTAACTGAGATTGAAAACATGATGCCGTGGGAGCGTGATGTTTATGTTGGACTTCTACAACAACACCTAGAAGAAGAAGAACAAAAAGCAAAGGCACGTCAGAATGGATAGTAAGGTAGTAAAACTACTAAAAATTTATGAGAACGAGACTGGAAAGGATTTGCTTTCCAAACTTACAGAAGATCGTCTCAAAAAGTTAGGGTTTTACTACGAGAATTTGTCAGAGGATGAGCAGCAGGATATAGATCTTAAAATTATTACTGGTGAAGACAATGACTTCATTGATGTATGCCTAGGACTTTCAGGACACTATGATGAAGTAGAATATAATCAGGGACTAAAAGATTTAACTGAGAATGTTATAGAGGAGGAGGGTGGTGGTTCAACTGCTCTTGCAGTAATTCCTCAAACAACAGATGCAGCAAGTGAAGAGGACTTGGTAGGTGAGGATGTAGATGACGTCATCCTCAGACTACTTGGTCTTGAAGATGTAGTTGATATTGACTATGATACATATAAAACTCTTCTGAAAGAGAAGATGATGGCTGGCAGGATGACTGACAGTCAGATGCCTACTGAGGAAGTAGAACTTCTTACTGATGAATACAAGAGAGTAAAGAGTAAGACTGGTAGATTTAAGGTAAACAAGAAGACTGTCAGTGCAGATAGTTTCTTTGATAGAGGTGAAGCAGCAGATGTAGAGACTGACAAACCTGTTGTAACTCCTGCTGGTTTGTTGCCATCAGCACAGAAGATTAGTAAAACAGTTGAGGAGGAGCAAGAAGCACAGGTTGAAGAGAAGGATGGTTTTAATCAGAAAGTTCTTGCACCTTCTCTTCAAAAAATTGATGAGAACATTCAAAGTATTCTTGACACACTCAGGAAACAATATGATCTTGAGAAGAAAGAGTCTGATAGAGATGAAAGACTTGCCAATAAAGACAAGGCTTCAAAAAGGGAAGCAAAGTTAGAGGGTGGTAAAAGTAAAAGTGGATTTATGTCTGGTGCCTTAAACAGGATTGCCAAACCAGTTAGTGATTTGTTTGGGATGATTGAGAAATTTATTATCAATACACTATTGGGTGGATTGATATTGAGAGTGATGGATATCATCAATGATCCTCACAAGTATCTCAATCCAATCAAACAATTCTTTATTGATATAATTAAGTGGATTGAAAGCACTGTACAGTTTGTTGTAGATATACCTTATAATATGTACAACAGTATTGCTACTGGATTGAATGCTGGTCTTCAGAATATTGAAAATGCAATTAATGATGCCCTTGCATTCTTTAAGCAAGCACCCATGGACCCTGGTCCTAGATTGCCTGCTTTAGAAGCACCACAGATTCAAATTCCAATTCCAGGAATTTTAAAACTAGAACCCACTAATGCACAGCAGCAAGTTCAGCAGCAGACTGGTGGTGGTGAAGTTATGGGTGAATCACCTATGGCAGCACCAGTTCCTATTGATATCAGAGAGGGTGGTAAGATTGAGAGTACTTCATCTAATAAGATAAAAGGATTTGGTGTTGACACCCAACTAGTTGTTGCTGAACCTGGTGAATTCATGCTCCCGCGCAACTTTGTTGAGGAAATTGGTACTGATCGGCTGCTTGCTGCTGTTGGTGGTAATAATACTGCTAAGTATGGGTCAATACAGATGCCAGGTATGGGACTTGGTCTTTCTGAGGATATCCAGACCATGAAAGATGGTGGTGCTGTAAGTAATCTTGTTATCAGTGCTGGTCATGCTCCAACAGAAGAGAATGCACTTAAAGGTATTCCCTTAGGGTCTGATGGTAGGTCAGTACAAGGCACACAAGACTATGGGACAGGTGTTAATGAATGGGAAGCAACCAGACATCTTGTCAAAACAATGCAGCAGATTGTTAGTGCTGATCAAAATCTAAGACAAAGAATTTCATTCCAGAACATCTACTCTTATGGTGGATTGTCTGGTGTGCCAAGAGATGTTGAGAAGAATGGTGGCACACAATTTGTTGACATACACTTTGATGCTAGAAAGAATGGTAGACCTGGTGTCATCTTCCCATCATCAAACAATGTATCAGCAGTTGATAGATCAATGGCTGGTGTCTTTGGCAAGTATCCTGTCAGTCATAAAGATTATGGTGTGACAGCAGCAGGTGGTACTATCCTTGAAGTTGATAGGATTGACAGTCCTGCCATTGCACCATTCTTAGGTGAGGTTAAGAATAAGACTAAGGGGGAACATTCAAAAGCATTGGCAAGAAGGGTATTGAATTCAATGGCATCTGGTTTATCTGGTGCTCCAAGAGCTCATCCTACTTCATCTCAATCTGCTCCTGCTATACAATCTCCACAAATAAGTAGGCAAAAGACACTTCCCCTTCCACCTGGAGCACCAAAACCTCCAACCATTCAACCATTATATGTTTCAGCTAATGGGCAATCATCTCAGGGAGAGTCAAGTAGTTCTGGGGGACTTCAAAAACAAGTTCCATCTATCAATCCAGAAGACCCAAATAATCTTGAGTCACTGGTTGTTAAATCTATCTACAACATAGTAGGATAAGACATGGCATTACCTATGATTGCTGGTGCTATGATGAAAGGACTTCTTGGAGGTAAATCCAAGAAGACTGATGGTGCGCTTGTTAAAACTAAGGATGCAAAGATTAAACAAGCAAGAGATAATCAACCTAGGGTAGAAAATAAGGCAAGTTTTGTTGGCACCAGTGAGGCAATGTACTCAAAGGTAGCGTCACAGAAAAAGATTTCTGCTTCTGATTTTAAATCAGAGAGTCAGCAAGTAAAAGTAGAAACTGAATCCAACCAAGAGTCACTTAAAACTCAATTAGATAATCTTATTCAGAACACATCTAAACTTGATGAAGTTTTAAAGAAAGAGTATAAGGAAGAACTTGCTAATTCAAGGAAGAAGAAATCTGCACTATCAAAAGACAAGGCAGCAAAAAGAGAGAAGAATTTAGAGAAAAAAGGTGGTGGCAATCTCCTTGGCAGTGCCTTAGGTAAGGCATCAAGCTTTAATTTTATGGATATGATTGGTAAGTTCTTGCTCAACACTTTGTTGGGTGGACTTGCTCTTCTTACTTTTAACAATCTTGAACAGATTGGAGGGTTCCTTAACAAATATAGTTCTAATCTTTATCTAATTTTTAGTGGTTTAAGACTTGGGTTAGTTGGTCTCAAGGGATTCTTAAAGGGGACACTTGGTTTAGGTGCCAGACTGTTTAAAACAGCAATCAAAACCACAGGCAAACTGATTCTTAAAACAGCAAGAGGTCTTGGTAGTTTATTTAAGTTTGGATTTACTAGACTTGGTGATGCCATTGTAGATTTTGCTAGAGGTGCCATCAATGCTATCAGATTAAGAGCAGGCAAACCTCCTCTTCCTGGCAAACCTGGTAGAAGAGGTGGTAGAAACTCAACAACACCTGGAATAAGATTAAATCAGAAACAAAGGACTGCTACATCATCTAAGGTAGCAAGGAAAAGATATGCTCAAAGATATGGAGATGAAGCAGCAAAGAGAAGATTTAAAGGTAATGTATCAAAACCAAGTGGGCAAGCTACTAAATTACCAGGCAAACCAAATAAGTTTTTGCAGAAACTTTTTGGTAAGAAAGAAGCAAAAGCTATAGCACAAAATAAAGGATTATTTAAAAATATATTCAAAGGCGTAAAGGGATTTAGAATTCCTATTATAGGTCCTTTTATTGCTGCAATTGGATCAATGCTTTCTGGCGATCCAGTCAAGCAAACATTGTTCAAGTCAGTTGGTACTGGACTTGGCGAAGCACTTGGCACACTCATCCCCATTCCAGTTGTTGGAACTATTCTTGGTGGTTTGATTGGTGAGTATGGTGGTGACTTGCTCTATAGTTTCTTAGAAGGTGGTGGAATAGCAGGAGTACAATCTAAAATGGCTCAGGACTGGAAGAATACTCTTCAATCAGGAGCTAACTTTGCGCAATATATGAAGGACTCATGGACCAGATACTATGCTAGTCTGCCAAAGATGAATTTTGGAATTGGTGCAGTTCCTGATCCAGGGTTCCTCTTCGGAAACATAAAGGAAAACATTGGTCTGATGAAGAATGCATTGTTCCCACCTCAAGATGGAACATCACCACCCACTGTCATATCATATGGTGTAACAGATTCAATTACAGGACAAGCCACTGGTGCTACATCTCCTACTGCCCCTGGTGATGGACCCACTGGTACAGTTACTGGTGGGAATGCAGACTTCTGGACACTGACAGCAGTTGCCTCACTGGAAGATGGTGACGCCCAATCCAGAGCAGACATAGCACAGTCAATCTATAACAGAGCAGCATCTGGTGCCTATAGTAGTTCAAATATAAGGGAACTTATTATTGCTGATGGGCAGTATCAACCCACTTGGGATTATCCAAGGAAGAATCCTAATGGCGAGAAGGCAAACTCTGAGTGGCTTGGTATTGTAGATGCACAGACAGCTGCAGCTGCTACAGGTCGATCTGTTGCATTTGTGGAGCAGGCTGCAAGAGAGATTATGAACCCCACTCTCCAAAAGAATGCAAGAGATTTTGTTGCTGGAAGGACTGACTTTACAAACTATACCAAAACAAATAGAAGGAGTGAGATTTATAGATCAACTGGTGGAAAGAACAATTACTTTGGGTGGGATTGGAATTATAGTGGTAATGTTCAGGGTAATGTTCCTGACTTTGGTGCTCAAGCATCACCTTCATCAGTAACTCCTGTTACACAACCTGTAACTACAAGTGGTATCACCCCAGCACAGATGCAGCAGAAACTGGCAGAACAGAAGGCAGCAACAGAGGCATCTGGTTATTCAGGACAAACACCTGCACAACCAAAGATCACTACAGCACCACAACAACAAGCCCCTTCAGTCGCAAGGTCAGCATCTTATGAGGACCAAGGAGATGTTCAAGTAGTTGTTCCTCTTCCATCTCCCAATCAACAACAAACTCCAGTTATGTCAAATAGGTCTGGTGTTTCTATGGTGGGTGGTTCTACAATTAGTATGGTAAATAGTTACTACAAAGCTCAACTGTTAGCTAACTTATATAAGCAAGGATAATGGCAGAACCAAAGAATGCACCTGAAGGTGCAGCTAACATATCTAAGTTTAAAATATCATCCAACACTAACAACAGAGCAGTTGATTTTGGTGGAGGTGTGGTAGATTTTAGGTACTATGAGAGCGTGTTGTCAAATAATATCACTGCAACTGCTACCATTGTTGAGACTGGATTTGAGGTAGATGGTGAGAAAGTTGAGGGCACTAAGTCAATACTAGACAGTTTACCTATCAGAGGTGGTGAGAGAACTGATATTGTTATTGAAGATAATAAGAATAATAAAATTAGATTTGATGTTAATGGATTGTATGTTAATAGAGTAAGGAATGCATCTCCTGGCACATCAAAGGATGTTTACTTCTTAGACTTTGCTCCTAAAGAATACTTTGCTAATGAGCAAATCAGAGTTATGGCAAGATATGAGGGCAAAATCTCTGAGCATGTTGGTCAAATCTTACAATCAATTGGCGCTAGGATTGAGAAGATTGACGTCACATCATCTACATATAATTTTGTTGGTAATGATAGAAAACCATTTTATACTTGCACTTGGTTAGCAACAAAGGCAATTCCTGATAAGGATATTGGAAGTAGGGCAGCATATCTATTCTATCAGACGAGGAATGGATATAATTTTAGATCTATTGATTCTTTGTTTGAACAGGAACCAGTTAAAAAATTAATCTATAACAATACTGGTATTCTTCCTGAGGGATATGATACAAATATCCTATCCTATACTATAGACCAGGATGTAGAACTCAAACAGAATATGACCTTGGGAACTTACAACAATAGGTCTGTCTACTTTGACTTCTTTGCTATGAATTACTTTGTAAAAGAATATAAGTATGTGCCTGATGAACTGGGCATATCAGGCAAAACATTTGGTGCTGATATGGTGGCAAAGGAATTCACACAGGCACCAACTAGATTGATGACACATGTGTTTGACATTGGAGTTAATCCTAATGGAACAGGTGATGATCAATTAGATGCTTGGAAAGATGCTCCACAAGAACCTAACTATGATGCAGAGAATGCAATGGTTCAACCTGTTATGAGATACAATCAAATGTTCTCTATTAAAGTTAACATTACTATTGGTCTAGACATAAGTATTAAGGCAGGTGATATTGTAATGTGTGACTTTCCAGCAGTGATGGGTGAGAAGAATAAAGAGACAAACAAGCAGACTGGTGGCATATATATGGTAGCAAGTGTGTGTCATAATCTCACCTCAAGAGAAAGTTTCACGTCACTCTCACTTGTAAGAGATTCATTTGGTAAGAAGCAGGGATTCTGATGTTTGATCAAGGACTATTTGAAAAGCATTTTGTTGGAAGAGACGGATTCATTTGGTGGATTGGTCAGATTGCTAGCGAGATATCCTGGAAAGAGAATATTCCTGGTCTTCCTTTAGATGATAATAGTGAGATAAAAGGATTTGGTGAGAGATATAGAGTTAGGATTATGGGTTACCATACTGCTAACATTAATGAAATACCTGATGAAGAATTGCCATGGGCGTATGTAATGTATCCTGTGACAGCAGGTGGTGGAGGTAGAAGTTCATCACAATCTGCTAACTTAACTCAAGGAAACTTTGTATTTGGTTTCTTTTTAGATGGTGAGAATGCACAACTACCAGTTGTCTTTGGTTGTATAGGATACAATGATTACAACGCAGTCAATAAGAACCTTCCACCTGCCAGGTTCTTACCTATCAGTGGTTACACAGAGAATGATTATGTTGCCTGGTATTCACAGAAGGCAAATACAGGTGGTACTCTTGTTCAACAGGATGGAGCACAGAAAAAGGGTGTAGGAAAGGAGACTGAGGCTGCTGGTTCTGTTGCTGGATCATCTATCAATGCTACTAGAACAGAAAGTGTAAATGGTGACAACAGTCAAAATAGTGCTGCTTCTGAATCTTCATATCAAAAAGATAAAAGGAGACAACCAATTTCTCAGTCATCTCAATGTGAGAAGATACCACTTGGTAGAATTCAAAGGCAGATTGCTAATGTTATTGTAGATATTCAACAAGCACAGAAATCTATCTATAAGTATAGAGATGCAGTGCAAAATCAAGTTGGTGACATACAGGCATTTATCAATAAGAAGATAGGAGAAGCATCAAAGTTCATAGCACAATCTATTAAATGGGTCTTTACTGAGGCACAGAAGTTTCTTGTTAGGCAAACTAGTGAGGCAATGAAGAACACATATTATTTGTTGTTCCCTAATGAGAGACCATTATTGCAGCAAAAAGTTGATACTGTTCTTGATTTGATTGCTTGTCTGTTTAGGAAACTGATTGATGGTCTTCTTGGAATGGTTGAATCTTTCCTGACTAGTGCAGTCAATAAAGTTATCAATGCTGCAGAGTGTTTTGTAGAAAACTTTATTGCAGCAACACTTGGTCAAATTATGGCTAAGTTATCTAATGCAGTAGAACAAGCACTATCATCCATCACATCTCTTGTAGGTCAAGCAGCATCAATTGCTGGTGATGTTCTAGGTCTGATCACTGATTTACTTTCATTCCTTTCTTGTGATGATAAACCAGAATGTTCTAAGATTAATGAGTGGAGTATCCTCAGTGGAGGTGCTGCAGTAAGTTTTGGTGACATTGATTCACTGGTTGGAAAGGCAAAGAATTTTGCTGCAGGATTTGAAAATGCAACTGACCTTGATAACTTTGATTTTGATTTAAACTTTGATAATATTTTTGGTGCTGACTCTTGTAATATTGGACCACTTTTATGTGGACCACCAATCCCCAAAATCTCAGGTGGATTTGGAGCAGCAGGTAATTTTGTGATTGGTGCAGCAGGTGAGGTATTGGGAATTGATATGCTCTCATTTGGTGTAGGATATGATGAGGGAGCATTTGCAAGTGTGTATGATGGATGCGGTAAAGGAGTAGGCGCAGTTATTAGACCTGTGGTTTCAGATGTTGAAGTAATAAATCCTAATAATCCTCAACAACGCACCACCAATCTACCAGCAACTATTGATCCAAGGAATGAATTTCCTCCTGGAACAATTACAAAGGGTGTAACTGGTATTGTTGTTGATGAACCAGGTACAGGATACTTGCCTGGACCTGATGGTAGTCAGGGAGGAAATGAATATACTTGGGCAGACCCTGATGATACTGTTGTAAAAGAACCAGATGGAACTTATCTTGTTCCTGCTCCTCCTGGAGAAATTGTCGTTGTCAATCCTGGTGATGTAGTAACACTACCACCCACCACTGTTGTTATAACAGAGCCACAACCTGGTGGTGGTGATCAACCTGGTGGTGGTGGTACACCTGGCACTGGTGGTGGTGGAACAGGTGGTGGAGGTGGACCAGGAGGTGGTCCAGGTGATGTAGGTGGGGATGATGGAACCCTTAACCCACTTGACCCCCAACCATTTGATCCTGGCACTGGTGGTGGTACACCTGGCACTGGTGGTGGTGGAACAGGTGGTGGTGGAGGCACTGTTACTACTCCTGGACAAGGTGGTGGAGAAGAAATTCCTGGTGGTGTAGATTATGTTGTTCAACTTCCTGGCGTATTCACAGCACCTAGACCTGACTTTGAGAAAATGACTCAGATTTATCCTTCGGATTCATCTGGTTCTTATCCTGTTATCTTGTATCTGTGTGAGATTAGAGTTGTAGAATCTGGTATTGGATACAGAGCAGGAGATGAACTTGTGATTGAACCTGGCATTGGTGCCCAAGGATCATTCTCTGTTGATAAACAAGGTAGAGTTACATCAGTTAAGATTACTGAGAGTGGTGAAGGGTTTACTGAATTCCCTAGAATTTACATTAAGTCAGAGACAGGTTATAATGCTGTATTAAGACCTAAATTGTGTATAGATAGAATTGGTGAAGATAAATTCAAGTCACCAGAACTACAAGATAAGGTAATTACAGTGATAGATTGTGTGGGCAACTTCTAATGGCAGAATTAAAGAATTATCATACTATCAGGTATGGTCAGGCAGATGGTGAAATTAAGTTTGGTCATCTGACATCAGATAATGTTCTGTCATCAGTAATGTTGAGGTCTGGAAGAGATTCTTCTCATTATATTACTCTTGATTCATCAGGTAATAAACATAGGAAGGGTGCAACTATTTGCAGAGGTCCAGGCTCATTTGAGGTAAGAGCAGGTGATAATGTTGAGAAGGATGAATTTGGTGTTTATGTTGAGGCAATAAGTGGTGATCTTATATTAAGAGCACCCAGTGGTAGAGTAATAATTGAGGGAGTAAATATTGACATAAATGCTGGTGGTCATGATGGTAAGACTGGAAGCATTACTATGAGTGCTAATGAAAAAATTATTGGTGATGCGCAATTTATACATATGAATGGCAAAGTTGAGACAAAAATTTTCTCAGAAAAAACCTGCCAGATCATTGGAAATGGTATCTTAAATTGTTATGGTGGTATGTTTGAGTGTATTGATGGTGCCACAAAATTAAATGGATGTAAGGGCATCCCTTCTAATTTTGAAAATCAAAGGAGGTTAGCTTAATGGATACACCAGATTTAAATGTAAGAAAAAGATTATTTTGTGGTCAAGGTAACCCAGAAATTTTGGGCAGAGGACCAGCAGAAGTACGTGGTGCTGCTTATGTTGAGGGACCAGAGATTGTAGGTAATCCAGCTTTATTTACTAACCCAAGTCCTTTTGAATTGGGTGGTACAATGGCAGGTCAGTGTACCAATACTGAGATGAAGCCAATCCCATTTTATGCATTCATCACAAAGTTTTATGCTAGGGTAGTAGGGTTTCTTAAAACTGATGTCCTGTTTATTTCTGAGACAATTAGATGTAAGGTCATCTTTGCAGAGGTAGTCTTAGCAAAGACCAAGAACTTTTGTATCCCACACCCTCAAAAGAAAGGATATGATCTTGTCTATTCTTGTCTTGAAGGAGCAGAGAATGGTGTCTATCATAGAGGAAGATTGAGAGGTGATGATGTAATCACATTGCCTGAGGTGTGGAAGAACTTAGTTGATGAGAGTTCAATCACAGTGTCATTAACTCCAGTTGGTATGGACCAGGGTCTTTATGTAAAAGGAATGCAGCAGTTTCAAATTCTTGTATCTGGAAAACCAGGACTGCCAATTGATTGCTACTATCACGTCTATGCAGAGAGAATTGACGTACCTAAATTAAAAACTGAGAGGCCACATTAATGTTAGAACCAAAAGCTACAGCACCACAACCATTTGTTTTTAAACATTTTGGAACTTTTGCTGGTCCACAACACTTAGATAAATCAGCATACAGTTATGATGCAACTTCAAAGGAAGGTTTGTGGCACACACTAAAACCAATTGATACTTCCTTCAAGAAGTTAGATTTGGGTGCTTATCTTTTTAATAATCAGGCAGACTATGTTGGGTTTCATTGTGACTTTGTAAGCACAGCACAGATGACACTGGAAGCATCTTATGGTAATATTCCTGTGTTCAATGTCCTAGTGGCACAAACCAATGTCACAGGCAACATCAGAACCATTGGTGACATCCATTCAGTAGGAAATCTTACTTGCAATGGATTATTCTCATTCAATGGAACCATGAACCTCACTGGTCTTGGCAATGTAGCAGCAAAAGTCAAAGAAGTTGAGGTAATTGCAAAAATTGGTGCTAGTAAAAAATCATTTGATATTCCTCACCCATCAAAAGATGGTCATAGACTGAGATACACTTGTATTGAAGGACCAGAATCAGAAGTTTATATCAGAGGCAAACTATCAGGTACTAATATCATTCAACTTCCTGATGTATGGAAAGATTTGGTTGACCCTGATAGTATTGGTGTTACTCTCACACCTATGGGTTCATACCAAGAGTTGTTTGTAGAGTCAATCAACTGGGGTTCCAAAATCAATGTAAAGAATGCCTCTTCTGGTCCTATCAACTGTACATATGTTGTGTATGGAACTAGGAAAGACACACAAAGAAACATTCCTGAATATAAAGGCTTGACACCAGAAGACTATCCAGGAGATAATAAAGAATATAATATTAATGGACTGTGATGGGTGTAATTCATGAGGTCTTTCCTTTGGTGGTTTATCAGGGGAAAGTTGATGGTCATGATAAATTTAAAGAGAAATATCTTAATGAGTTAAAAGATTATTGGTTTAATGGATATGAAAATGAGAGTCCAGAATATTCTGGAAGGATATTTGTTCACAGCAAGTATCAATCTTTGTTTCATTCATTAAAAAATAATATTAATGAGTATTTTAATTGTTTAAATGTTGATCATTCACATTTATCTTATCATATTTCAAAGTCTTGGGTAGGATGTCATTATAAAGACACACCAGAATTAAATGCTCATAATCACAATGAAGCTAATATGGGGTTTGTCTACTATCTACAAAGTGACAGTACATCTGATAAATTCTGTGCAGTTCAATTAGAAAATCCTAATGAACTGGTTGGTGGATTATTTGAAACAGGTCAGAGAAATTTGTTGAAAGGATTCAACAAGTACAACTGTAATAGATATACAATCACTCCAAAGGAAGGAACTGTGTTGCTTTTTCCTAGTTCAATGTATCACAAGACATTGAAGGTAACTGAGAGAGTGGCAGACAGAATTGTTATTGCTGGTGATATTAGAATAACATTAAATCAAAATAGCCCTGATTACCATCAAGGATGTACACATCCAAGTCAGTGGTTAGAGATCTAAATATTTAAAAATTTTATTGAAATGTCATCAGGATTCGCAATTACATCATATGAAGGGAAGACACCAGCAATTGGTGTTCTTTCTGCGCAATCAGAATCTATTTCTGAATTTCAAAATCCATCTATTGTAGCACCTAAGACTACATTAGAGGTCAATCAAGATAGGTATAATTTATTTTTAAAACCAGTTCAAAATATTGATGACCAACTTGTTAAGAAGTTGGACTCACTTAATGGAGACAAACAAGTCATTGCAGATACAGCAACTCACTCATACTGGTTGTCAAATAAGCAGACACATGGATCAGAAAGTGCTGCTAGAAGTGCAGCAGAAAGTTTATTTGGTGATACACTTACCTCATCAGAAGGAATGACCAGACTTCTAATGCTTGCTCCTTCTGTTAGTGGTAGTGTTGCTGCTGGTATTGCTCTCACACAAATCAATGGTGCTGCTGGTACTGTTGCTATCACTCAAAGTTATTCAGTAGGTTCACCATTTGAGATTATTGTCAAAAGTGTTTCTGGTGCTTTTGGTATTGGGTCAGTATTTAGTCCTGTTGGCGTGATTACTGACTGCTCATCAACTGATTTTGTGGGCACAGGTCAAATCTATGATGATAATATTATTCTCACATATTATCCTAATTTAGAACCAGCAAATACTGGCACTGAAAATCCATTACAACCTGAGAACTTAATTCCTTTGACTGGTTCTAATGAAGGTCAGGGTGTGGCAAATACATTTTATAAAAATTCTCTCACTAGTCCTGGTAGTGGACCAGTTCCATCAGAAGATCTGCCAAGTGGTGTAGTTCATACTACAAGCAGTGCTCCTAGTAGTAAAGGAACTGTCTTTGCTTATAGTGGTAGTAATTCAACTGTTAATAACCAAATTAGTGATGTTATCAGCAAGAGAAATGATTTATCTGATCCCAATGCATCATCAAATGTCATCAAAGGTGATAAGAAGGGTTATGCTACAAATGTTTGGATGATCAGTAAGAGTGATTCAAATCTGGCACAAAGACAGACAGATATTGCAACAGCAGTTACAATTCTTGAAGATCCCACCTATGGTGGACCATATTAAAAGTGGCACACTGCCCTTGACTCTGCCCTTTCTCTGCTCTATAATTACAAGGTAACCAAGAGGTTTTATGTCCATCCCATCTCCTGAGGATTATTTGATTGAGAATGAAGGTGATGAGTATTTGATGAGGGTTGTTATTGACCCTAGTCTACGTAAGTTCTATCTCTACTCAAATGAAGGTGAGACAAAAACAGTTGACTGTGATAATATAGATGAGTTTATGAATGTCCTTGAACTAGTCAAGGCAGTGGTGCCTGATGAGTACGTTGCTTATGCTGAACCAGCTGTGTCTACTCTTTAACCCCATATATTATTTCAACTTTTATCTCAAAAAAAGTCCAAAAATTTATCTGGGGGAAAAATTCCCCTATTACTTTTTTATGAATATAAACAAAGACTTATCGTACAAAGAAATTCTTAGATGTTATGAGTATGAGACCAGAAACGCGTCAATCTATGGAAATGTTATTTGCAGCGAAATGGAATCTTCCAAAAGCAGCAAAAAATTGCAAGTTAACTGAAAAAGAGATGAAAATCACTTTTAATGAATATTGTAGTTTACATGAATCCACTTGGATAAGTGACGATGAGTAGTAAAATGATGTTCTTGGTTGACACTGGCAATGGCAGGTGTGTCAGTCATGACGGTTACATTCAACTTGGTAGTTTCTCTCACAGTGTAGAGAAACATCTTGAAATGTGCCCTGAACAAGAATGGCAAGTTACTTACTGGATGCCTGATCCATTCCGTATCAGATACCCAAGACCAAACTATCAACATACTATGAAGGCGAATGAAGGTTCTCCTAAAACTGATAATGCTACTGATAGCAGACCAAGAGATTTCCCAGATCAAGCAGAAAATAGATTAGAGAGAACATTATGAAAGCACTGAGAGTTGATGTGAAAACCCAGGTCACTGTCCTGATTAACGAGGATGATGATCACTGGGCAATCAAACACAATGCAATGCAACAGGTGCATGATGACATTCACTGGCACTTAAAAGACAAATTTATTATTGATTATTCGGTATGAAAATGTGGGAGACAAAATGCGTTGTATGTGATAAAATGTTTCCAGCGAATCAATGCCCTCAGGTTGGATGCTATGTCCCGTCCGAGAAAAGATATATAAATTCGTTATGCAAACCTTGTTGGGTAAAA